CCGGTAACTGTACCGTCTAATACGGCGGGCGCTACGGCACATGCTATGAAGAAGCGGTGTGATCATGCCCCATCTGCGGCGTCGATGGAGCATTTTGACAAGGGACACGCGCTCCTCATGGAGAAAGTGCCTCAGCACGACATTGTTCGTGTTGACGAAGCGCTGGTGAACGAGTATTTGTTGACTTGTTCCCCAGTCAAGGCCGAGCGTCTGCTTGCTGCGTACCGCAGTGAGGAGTGGAGTTACCAGGGAAACACGAAGCATGTGTTCGCGAAGCAAGAAGTGCTTCTCAAGGACCACGGGGCCCAGCCACGTATAGTCTATCAGGGTACAGATATGTACAATTTCCTGACTGGCTGCGTTGTGATGGAGCTACAACGTCGCATGAAAAAATCACTGAGCCATGAGAACCCCCTCAACACGGGCAATGTTGTCGTATTCGCGTGCGGCAAGTCCGGAGAGGAGCTCGGTGATGTTATACATGCCGCCCCTGGCGAGATCCTGGAAAGCGACTTTGCCAATAACGATGGGTCACAGAGTGTGGAATTTCGCCGTCGAGAGGCAATGTTCTATGCAAAGCATGGGGCTCCGGCGTGGTTTGTGCGTGAATTCGCCAAAAACACAAGCGTTCGTGTCTGGACTCGATATGGGATCGAGGCCACAGTCAATGGGCAGAGGTGGTCGGGGGAGACCACCACTACCACCGGGAACTCTTATGTTGGAAGTGCTTTGATGCTAGCAGCTGCTTTGCTAGCCAATGTTAAAAAGAGCACGCACATACACGGCGGGGACGATTTCATGGGGCTCTTCCCCGAGGCTGAGGTCAAGGATATGGAAAAGGCGATACAGGTCGTCGTGCCACAGGTTGGCATGGAGGCCAAAACCCTTGTCCCTCAGTCGCGGCATCATGGCACTTTCTACAGGAAACGCTATGTGAGCGACAAAATGAGAACTCGTCCCGTCCCCCAGTTCGGGCGCGTGCTGGCCAAGATCAACCTGAGGGCTAATCAGAACACTCAGGTTGGGGATAGGGATTACATGGCCGGGAAGTATTACTCGGCCGCGTATGAGCACAGGTTCGTGCCCGGTGTGAAGGACTTGTTGTTGGAGACGGCTCAACAAATGAGCGCGAAACCCCATTTCGACGTGCGTCTGACCAAGATGAACGAAATGGGCGGTGTTGAGAATATCGTGGCAAAGGTAAAGAATTCAGATGTGTTGGATCTGGATTCGTTCTGCGATTATCTCCGGGATGTCTATG